TTTTGATGATAAAATAATTAATAATATAAACATGTTCACACATTTATGTGCAAAGGATGACAATGAAAACTAAGATATGCAAATACTGTGGGAAAATGTTCAATAGAAGGCATGACCACATTAATAGATGGAAAATACGTAAATATTGTTCAATGAAATGCTTTTATAAGAACAGTATTAAGAAGACAGATAAAAAATGTTTATGTTGTGGTAAAACTTATTCACAATACAAATATCGGAAATATTGTTCTTATAAATGTTTTCATTCGTCAAGGATTGAAGAACAAGTTCGTCGTTCAAAACAACATACAAAATGTAAAAAATGTGGTAAGATTATTATTAGAGGGTTAGAAGGTGAATGGTCATGGTCGAGAAAAAAATATTGTTCGATAAGTTGTTCGACAAAAAGTCAACCAATTCTTACTGGCAAAAATAGTCGTAATTGGAAAGGTGGAATAACTCCTATAAACTTTAAAATACGTAACAGTATTCAATACAAACTATGGCGTGATGCTGTATATGCAAGTGATGGATATACTTGTCAAAAGACAGGAATTAAGGGAGGCAAACTTCAAGCACATCATATTTTGAACTTTGGTGAACATCCTAAACTTAGATTTGCTATTGATAATGGTATAACGCTTTCAAGAAAAGAGCATCATCTTTTTCATCATATCTATGGGAAGACACACAACACTAAATCACAAATCGAGCAATTTATCGGACATAAATTCTAACTTCAAGTTTACAAAACTTCAATAAGTGATAGTCCTACCTACTAATAAACAGGAGTAATTTAAAATGGCTTACCGCACTACACGTCCATCTTATGCAGACTTCAACGTTGTGTCCGTCGAAGGCTTGTTTCCTGTAATATCACAAAATGGTAACGTATCTACCAGCATAACCATTGAGGCATTTTTAGCTTTGTCCAGCAAATCCATAAGCGAAAATGCTGGTGCTATCCTTATTCAACCTGCTGGAGCCATGTATGTGAACTTTGGTGCGCCGGCAACTACTGCTAACTTTTTAATGGTTGCTAATACACAATATAAGGTATCAGGATATAAACGTGTACTTGATACAATCAATCTATATGCCACTGGTTCAACTAAAGTAAACGTGATTGTGTATGGACTCGATGATGTCGAAGGAATCTGGGGGTCGTCCAGTTCTCAATCCAGTTCTTCTTCTACCAACAGTTCATCCACAAGCTCTGCTTCACCTAGCTCAAGAAGTTCTGTATCACTCTCTAGTGTATCAAGTATGTCCTTGTCCTCACAGTCTACTGGTTCTTCTTCAACAGTTGCTAAGACATCCAGTTCTTCAAATTCTAAATCAAGTGCTTCAAGCGCATCTTTGTCCAGTGCTTCTAGCAACTCCAGTTCTTCAAGTTCTAAATCTTCAGCTTCTTCTGCATCCAGCGTATCAAGTGAATCTTCAAGTTCTGTGATACTATCCAGAAGTTCTGCTTCAAATTCATCCTTGTCCAGTAATCACTAATCTATAAGGATTTACATGCGTAAGTATTGCATTGTAATCACACTTCTTGTAATTTTTACACTCAATGGATGTACTACGCCTAAATCTGTAATCCCGGTCACTGGTATTGAAGTTACACAAACTGCCTTCAGTAAAGATTCTAAAACTGTAGTTGACACATCGACTGCGTTAATGAAGCATCTAGATGCATATTCAATGCTTTCGAATCCACTACCTACTATTGTTACGCCTGTTACGCCTGTTACACCTGGAGTTAAAGGTGCTAAGACATCTACTGTTACGACTCCTGCGACTTCTACGACTTCTGCTATAGACAATCTTAAACTTGCAAGAAGTGAAGCACAAACAATAAATGAAGCTGGTCAAAGAATCTTCTCCTACGTTGCTTTGTATGAGAGATTCATAAAAGAAGCTGGTAAAGCGAATGATGCTATAATTGATTTACAGGCAAAACTAAAGAAGTCAAATGAAGCCGCTACACAAAAACAAAAAGAATTATTGGTGATTGCCTTTGGATTATCACTTGTTGGATTATTCTTAGGCGTTTTTATGACAGTGTTTGGTTCAAAGACATTTGGCATATCATTAGCTATTGGTTCACTAATCTGTCTTACATTGTCTGTAGCACTACAGGCATACATTGCTATAGTTGCTGTTGTAGGTGGAGTTATTCTTGCACTGGGTCTAGCATACATAGTCTATATGTTCATCCACAATAAGAACAAAGCAAAACAGACACATAAAGAATTAGTTGAGACTGGACAAGTACTAATCACAAAAGGTTGGACAGTAGCAACAAAAGCAGAAATAAGAAAAATACAGTCACAAGATACTAAGGATATCGTCGAGCAAGTGAAGAGTACATTAGTTAAGAACAGCGAGGTAGTGTAAAATGCCTGAAACAGATTTAAAAAGAGATTTAGTACGCGATAACGCCAGAGATAAAATTCGTGATGATGCACGAGATTCTGTTAGAGATAGAGGCAGAGACAATAATAAAATACACGAGGATGAGTTCTTCAATTTAAAAGAAGAACTTCACGTATTCACCACTACACAAAAAATTATGTGTGAGAATCATATTAGTAAGATGGATGAGACGATAGACGAATTCAGACTGTTAAAAACAATACTAGATGAGCACTCTAAGATATTAGTTTCGCATAGTGGAGATTTAGCAATCGGTAAATGGGTGTTGACAGGTGTTGCTGGAGCAGTGTTGTTTTTGGCAACTATTGGATTGTATCAGTGGTTTCATCTTGGGGCTAAGGCATTAGACAGAGTTGACAATAATAATCATGATGCGATATTCAGGACAAAATAAGTAGAACAAAAATGGCAAAAAGGATTTTATATGATGCTGTGATACATCCATTGTTAGCTAGAGAGTTAGCGATGGCTGGCTATACACAACTCCAAATCAGTCAACGTATTGGATTCACAAACAAAGGTTCGAAGTCAATACAAAATTGGTTTGCATCTTATCCTGAGTTTAGGAGTGCTTGGGAGGATGGCCGTAACAATAGGATAATCGAATTTGAGAATTCACTTGAGAGATTATGCAAGACGCATTACCTGACTAAGACAGAGACTTTTGAGAAGGATGGAGTTATCTACAAGAAGACGGTGGTGCAAGAAGTGGATCCAAGTTCGCATGCACTTATGAATTATTTAAGAAACAAATGTCCTGAAAAATGGATGAAGCCATCATGTGATGCTATGGGTGATTTGAAGAATAAGGCAATAGAAATTCTTGACGAAGATAAGGGACTTTAGAATGAAAAAATGTGGCATATTGGGATGAAATACACAGACGAACAAAAGAATAATATGAGTAAAGGTAGATTAGCATCAGTAGCAAAACTAAAAGAACAAGAAGCAATAGAAAAGTTTATTAAGGCATTATAAGTGTTAAGAAAAACAAAAAAACAACTTGAAGCGTTAGATGGGATTAAGAACAACGATATTATTGCTTTATGGGGTGGTTCACGTTCGGGGAAGACAGTTCTTGCTATTCACTGTTTAGTTGTACGTGCGATACTTTATCCGGGGTCTACGCATCTTGTCGTGCGAAAGTTCTCCAATTCTGTCCGTAGAAGTATATGGATGCAAACACTACCTTTTGTTATTAAATCCTATGATGGACTAGCTGAAACAATTCAAAAGGACAAAACACAACAAATTATTACTTTTAATAATGGTTCAAAAATATTATGTCTAGGATGTGATACAGAAAAAGAAACAGATAAAATTTTAGGTATCGAGACTTCAACACTTTTTGTGGATGAGATAACTGAACTATCGTATGAACAATTTGGCGTATTACAGTCTCGTCTTGCTGAAAAGAAGTGTAAATCAAATAAGACTATTGTATGTTGCAATCCAACCAGTCGAAAATCATGGGTCTATAAGCTTTTTATTGAACATAAGAATCCTGTAAGCGGAGAAGAGATGAAGAATTTCAATCCATTCATTAAAAAATTGAATCCGGGAGATAATGCTGAGAACATAGCGGATGGCTATATTGAAGTTTTGAAGAATCTTTCTGACCGGCAGAAACTTCGATTTTATGATGGTGAATGGCTTAGTGAGATAGAAGGTGCGCTATTCAAATTTGATTTCATTGAACGTAATAGAAAAAAAGAAAGTGAATATGAACAAATTTTAGTATCTGTTGACCCGGCTGTGACTAATACAGACAAGTCAGATGAAACGGGGATAATTGTTGTAGGCAAAAAAGGTGAAGACTATTATGTTCTTCGTGATGAATCTGGCAAGTATAGTCCAGTAGAAGCTGCAAGAAAGATAGTAGCTCTTCGTAGATTATATAAAGCTAATAAAGTTGTCTGTGAGACGAACCAGGGAGGGGATTTTATTCTTAGTGCAATATCTCAACAGGATAAGGAATGTCCTGTATATGGAGTTCACCAGAAAGTGGGTAAACTTATTCGGGCTGAGCCGGTAGCGTTTTTATATGAGAAAAACAAAGTTCATCACATTGCATGTTTTCCAGAACTTGAAGACCAACTAATTAGTTACAATGGTACAGGTTCTTCACCGGATAGGTTAGACGCATTGTGCACTGGGATAAGTGAATTATCTAACACAAAAGAACTTGACCTTCATTTTGGTGATGCTGCAGAGAAAAATTATAATGTTGGGAATATGGGCGGTGGTATGTATATCGAGAAGGATTAAATATGTCACTTTTTAATTGGAAGAAAGCAAAACCTGAACTTGAAACCAAGACAATGCAAAATGGTATTCAGATGCTTGTGCCGCAGGCAGATAGAAATATCATAGACTGGTCACAACCTGACTTGACTAATGCGTACAAGAAGTGGGTCTACACTTGTTGCAGATACAATGCCAATGCTATTGCCGCTGTTAATTTGAAGCTTGTATCTTTTAATGGATTTGATGAAGATTCAAAGATGTGCTTGTGGCCCGGACAAGAAGTATCTAAGAAGAACTTCAAATATGATAGTTCTTTGGTGAATAATCTTCGCTATAAAATCGCCGGCAATATGACAGAACTATATGCACATCCTTTTTTAAGTTTACTTGACCGCCCGAATGATGAAGATAATCGCTACACATTCATGTATAAATTGGCAACAAATCTACAGTTGACTGGTAATGGATTCATTCTTCTTCGTAAAGAAGGTGAAGAGAATGGTGAACTTGGCAAGTCGCCTATTACCACTGGTGAGAAAAGCACGATTAACTCGATGCATGTACTTCATTCACAGTTCATGGTGCCTAAAATCAATTATGCAAGTCCAGATAATTTAAATATAATTGATGGTTACTGGTATACGTGTAACGGAAAATCACGATTTTATACACTTGACCAGGTAATAAGATTTAGATATTATAATCCCATGAACGACGTATACGGTTTCTCACCTCTTCAGGCTATTTGGGGGCAACACTTATTGCAGATGGGCTTTGACGAACACCAACTTGCTGTGTTAAATAATGGGGCCAATCCATCCATAGCAGTTACCTATAAAGGCGTTACAGCAATGACTGAAAAGGCTAGAGATATAATGTATGCACAGTGGAACAAAGTGTTCAGAGGTGCTAAGAACACAGGCAAACCATTTATAAGCGGTGACGACTTTTTAATAACTAAATTAGGTCTTACGCCACAGGAAATGGACTTCGTTGACGGTCGTGTGGAAACCAGAAATGCCATAGCCGGCGCCTATGGAGTTCCAACTTCTTTTTTGGATTCAAAAAATGCAAACAGGGCTTCGTATCAAGTGGATATGATTCGTCATCAGGAGGGCACAATTCGTCCTTCCATACAGCAGATGGTGGATATAATTAATAATAAAATAGTTCTGCCGTACTTTGAAGAAAAACGCATAATGCTTACGTATGATAATCCCGTGGCATCCGATAGAGGTGATAGAATCGACGAAGCGATTAAGTTGAAGAACGCCGGGCTTATGAGTGTAGACGAAGCACGAATGTACATTCAGGAGTAAAGGATAAAATATGAGACACATAAAATTGAACGAGAAGTTATTGAATGCCAGTGGATTTGAGAAGGAGTTGCTCCAGTCACTACCAGAAGACTGTCGTTATATCAAAAGAATTGACGGACAGGATGAAGATGCACTTGTCGCTGGAGAAGAAGGTGAACTCCGTACGGCAACTGGTATGATTGGTACGATGGATATTGACAGTGATTTTGAAGTGATAATGCCTAATGCCTTTGACTTCACACGTTATCAGAAGAATCCTATTATTCTTTTTAACCATGATTTAGATTCGCCTTTAGGCAAGATGACAGAATTGAATCAAACTGACAGTGGTATTATTGGTAAGGCTTATTTTGGTAAGTCCACCTTTGCTCAAGATATGTGGATGCTTATCAAAGAAGGCATCCTGAAGACTTTTAGTGTTGGATATATCACTAACAAAACTTCTAAACGCGGCGATAGTGATTTTAATGGATTGGTTACACAACTTAAATCTGTGAGACCGGATAGCTTTACTGACGATAAAGTGAAGACAATCAAACGTATTATCACAAAGGCTATTCTTTTTGAAGTGTCGATTACTACAATACCTGCACAGGAGAATGCTTTGGTATATGCTGTTAAAGGTATATCAGATGAGACTTTGGCAAAATTTAGCAAGAAGAATGTTAATTCTAGCACTCTTGAACATGATGAGCCTATTAAAATAGAGACCGTAGAGACCGTAGAGACAGTAGAAGCTGTAGAGACCCAAACTAAGGCTATAGAATCAAATATATCAATAGTTGAACCAATAATCGTACAGGAAGTCGAGATGCCTAACGTAATCTCTTTTAAAGAAGAACAGCCTAACATCATTGAACAGCCTCACGTTATCGGCAAAGGCTATGATTTGAATAAGATTGTTTTGAAGATGATAAAAGGTAAGATGTCCTGACATACTCCCACGACTAAAGATCGTGGGGTTCTAGTCTTTCAACAAAGCTTTTGCCCAAGCTTTTTACTAATCCAAAATTCTTAATATTTTGAGATGCATTCAAATCCCTATCGTGAACTTCTCCACACTTCTTACATTTCCATTTCTTCTCTTCTCTCTTTAATTCATGATAGATGTTCCCACACATATGACAAGTTTTACTAGAGGCATCGAATCTTCCTATGACTATGAAGTTCTTCCCTTTATCTTTACATTTATAATCCATCATAGTTCTTGCCATTCGCCAACCTGCATCGCCAATGGCTCTTGCCATTGGCGTAGGTTCTTTCTCTTGCATCTCTTTTACTGCCAAATCTTCCATACAATAACTAGTGTAGTCTTGGTTCTCGACTAACTTAGTAGTTATTTTATGAAGAAAATCTTTTCTTATGTTCCTTATCTTTTTATGTACTTTATAAACTTCGTGTTTTTGTCTTTTGTATGAATTTGTTTCTTTGTTTGTTTTCTTACTTAGTTTTTGTTGTTCGAGTGCTAGTTTGTCTTCGTATTGTTTTAAGTGTTTTGGATTTTCTAATTTTGTTCCGTTAGAGAAAGCCATTAGTGAAGTAATACCCAAATCAATTCCAAGTGTTTTATTTTCTTCTATCTTTTTTAATTTTAGTTCAACTTTATGTTCGTCATAACAAATTGAAGCAAAATATTCATTTCCTTCTCTTGACACTGTTATATTTCTAAATTCAACACTGTCTAAAATATTAAATTCGTCTTTGAATCTTACATAACCTATTTTTGGGAGTTGAATGTAATGTTGATCTCTTGTGATCTTAAAGTGTTGTGGAACCCTAAAACTTTGTTTTGGGTTTTTTCTACTTTTATATTTTGGGAATGAATTATTTCTTTTAAAGAAGTGTGAAAAGGCTGAATCTAAATCTTGAAGTGATTGTTGAAGTGATTGAGAATTTACTTCCTTTAGCCATTCTTTTTCTTTTTTAAGTTTTGGAAGTTTTTTTTCTACTGAACGAGTACTTAGATGTTTTTTGGTTTCATTATACGTTTTTGTTTTTAATTCAAGACCAAAATTATAGATTACTCTACAACAACCAAAGTGTTTTTCAAACAACTTTGCTTGTTTTGGTTTTGGATAAAGTTTTACTTTTATTGCTTTCATACCACCATTATACAAGATTATTACGAAAAATCCTTTATTTTCGTAATAATCTTTTAATTACCTTAGCAGGTCGCAATTCATCCCACGACTAAAGACGCTCGCCGGCGTCTCGCTTCGTGGGCTTTCTTGCTCAAATCCCCGTAAGTTTACACATCTTCTAATAAGTGAAGACCTATTTGATTTAATCCAATCCACATTTGCTTATCATGGTGAATGCGACGGTGACAAATCACAGCTTATCCTGGCTGACGATAGTTGAAGTTCCTAACGTCCACAAACCTCCTAAATACAGGATAAAACTACATGAAAATCAAGCTTATTAAAGAATACAAGTCACTTAAAGTTGGCGCTGTTCTCGACAACAGTCCTGAATATTGCCAAGATTTAATTGACCACGAAATCGCCGTGCCTTGCGATGAAACACGTCAAGTTGTAGAATTTGACCAGAAGAGCCTTGCACTCGCTATCTCTGATGGTTTTGCACAAGCTCAGAAAAAGTCTGCTCCTGAAGCCGCAACCTCCACCAAACCATATAATGACTTTGGTTTGTTCTTGAAGGATTTGGCAAATAAGAATCTTAACACAAAAAATATTGACATTGGTACACCAGCAGATGGTGGATACATGGTTCAGACATTCGTCGAACCTATGCCTGTTGTAAGTATCATGAAGCCCGGTTCAGTTGCATCACTTGCACGTATGATTACTCTTAGTGGTAATTCTGGTGTGTTTAAGTATCCTATCCTTACCACACTTGCTGAACCCGGCGTAATCAGCGAAGCATCCTTAATCACGAACATTGCTCCTACTGTTGCCATCAAGACATTTACACTTGAGAAACTTGCACAGTTGGTCTATGTTTCACAAGAAGCCGTTGAAGATACTGGCGCCTTGGTATCTACAGTTATGGCTCAGATTCCTTCACGTTTTGGACTTGCCATTGAAGATGGTATCCTTAATGGTGTTGGTACAATCGGTGGTATCATAGGTGATACAAACTGCTCTTATGCCGTAAACGAAGAGGCTTCGCAGACCAGTGGCACCTTGCTTCCACAGAACATCAACAAAATCTTCACTCATCAGAAGAATCCTGGTGAAGCCGTTTGGATTATGTCTCCTACTGCGCATGCACAAGTATTGAGCATGTCAACACAGGCTGGTTACTATCCTTTGTTCGGTAAGGATTATTCTGGCAGTGTAAGTGGATTGCTCAAAGGCCGTCCAATCGTCATCAGTCCTAAACTGCCTGCTGTCGGGAGTGCCGGTAGCATCATGTTTTGCGACATGTCACAGTACGCATTGGTCCAAAAGGCCGGATTGCTCGCCAATGTGTCTTATGACTACCAGTTCGGCTACGACTTGGTGACCTACAGATTCGCATGGAGAATCAGTGGTAATCCTGTTGACTATGCTTACACAGTCACGGACGGCACCAAAATGAGTTCATTCGTCTACCTCAACGCACACTAATCTGAGATAAGTTCTCTAATACCAATTAGCCCGGATGAAAGTCCGGGCTTTTTGCTGCTTAACAAGTTTACAAATCTTCAAATAGTGAAGATAGTATTAGTCACTTCTTCTGCTGAACTAGCATTAAAAGGTTTTGTCCGTGCATAAATTAGGAGTAGTAAAATGGCATTAACCACACTTGCGGCAGTCAAAGCAGAATTAGGCATGACTACTGGCACAAACGACACAATGCTCACAAATATGATAGAAGCTATGTCCACAGCGATTGAGAACTATCTTGACAGGACACTTATTGCTACAGACCACGTCGAGTATATAAATGCACGTGAACGTCAAATCTTCCTTCGCAATATGCCTATCAATAAAATTTACTACGCCGGCTATGACCAGAAGAATGCAGGATTGATTACATACACAGGTTCTACAGTTGCTTCAATCAATATTGGTGATACTGGAGTAGAGTTGTTCAACAATCTTGTTTCTGTTGGAGTCTTCACTTATGTTGCATATCCAACAGTATCCACATTACTTACTGCGATTGATGGCATAACTGATTTTGATACTACACTTATTGTTGAAGCACCTACAAAATTAATGTACAAAGGTTCAATGGCTATACCTTCGATGGACACATCATATCTTGTAGTACCTGCCTATCAAGCTGATTTATGCAAGATTTGGGATGGACTTTATACTTCACAAAGTTTTTTGCCACACGTAATTTATTACAATGGCGGTTTTTCTGTCATCCCGGCAGACATCGTAGAAGTTATTAATCGAGCAGTTATTACAATGTGGAAGGTACGCAAAGTTGGGCCTTTTCAAAGTGAATCTATAACGTCTTACTCCTATACACTTGGTCAGTTTGGCACTATTGCTTATAGCATCCTTCGTAATGGTGGATACTATGACATCCTGAACTTCTACAGAACACCTACAATTTAAGGAGTGCTTATGTTAGAGGACTTCTACATTCACACTGCGACAATCTACAACCAGGGATATGTCGCCAACCAGATTAACGAGGATGTGGAGACAAGGACATCTGTTGCTACTGGAGTAGCATGTCGACTGGTCGAAGAATCCACTGATATCGAAATCTTCCAAGGTAACATTGCTTCACATCTTAAAGTTAAGGTGTATATTGATATCCCGGTTGGGTTCAATTTGAAAGAATGGGATTATATTTACGTGAATGAAGTATCACAATTGTACAAGATTGAAGACCATCATATTGCTTATGATATGGATGGACCTCATCACGTGGAATTGGATGTCTACAAACATGTCAGGAACTAATCATGGCAACACTAATCATAAAAGACAACTTGGAATCTTTTGTGGATAAGATGACGAATCTTGTTGCCGAAGAGATGCACGATTATATAGATGAGCATTGGTCAAAGACAAAAGCCTTGCCTGGTGACCCGCCTGGAATTGATAGTGGAGATTTAAGAGCAAGCATAAAATCAAAAGTAAAGATAGCAGATGATGAAGATATAATCACTATCTCAACTGATTTGGATTATGCGCAGTATCTCGAATTCGGAACAAGTCAAATGCCGGCACATCCCTTCCTTAGACCCGCCTTGAATAAAGCATATGACTTCACAGTTGAAGTAGGAAAGAACAAACTATAATGCTGCGTGAATTCTATTATTCTTTAAAAAATGAATTAGGCACTTTGAATGTACCTGTATCTTTTGGCATATCGAGAGGAATAACGTCAGGAACATACATTACTTTTGAACATGTAGATTCTTTTGACAATATGCTGACCTTTGGGATGATAGACAACGACTGTTTTTACCAGAAGGTGCAATGTCAAATTAAGTGCCATAGTGATACCAGTCAATTAAGTGCTTTGCAATTGGCAGAACAGGTTAAGGATTTGCTGGTATATGACTTCTTTCAGATTGATTATTTTAGGATTGTCGATATCACATTTGAACAGAAGATGCTTTTGTATGAAGGCAAGGTAGATGCTTTTACATATGTGATAACGATGACTTGGTTGCTTGGCACCTCTACACAGGAGATGTCAAGTTCATCATTCTCTTCTTCAAGTATGTCTTCACTAAGTTCTATGTCAAGTTCTTCCAGTTCGAGAAGTTCAAATAGTTTAAGTTCTAAGTCAAGTGTTAGTAGTTCCAGCAAATCAAGTCTATCTTCACTATCAAGTAATGGTGCAGGATGCCAGTTATATTGGTCTTACACTTATACTTGCGCTACTGGATTATATGTTCTTCGTTCACATGCATTCTGTTCTGACAGTGCAAGTAGAGAGGATTATGGATGGATAGTGTATGCTAGTGTACCAGGAGTAAGTATTACGTGGATGAGTGCTGAGTTCTTTTATGATGATAATTGTGAATAGGGGATTAATATGTTAGAATATAAGATAACGTTTAACTAGGTTAGGTAATTAAAGAGGTGTATTATGGCATTAGATCAAGTTAAAAATTTCTCAAAAGTAACAGTATCTACAGGATATGATGCTTCTGCTTTGAGTATCGTCTTAACAACTGGACATGGAGCAAAACTCCCTGATCCAGCAACAGGTGCATTTAATCTTGTATGGTGGGATTTTACTACTTATCCTGATCCTTCTGATGATCCGAATGTAGAAATAGTTCGTTGTACTGTTAGAAGTACTGATACATTGACTGTGACGCGAGCGCAAGAAGGTACGGGTGCTTCTACTAAAAACACTGGTGGCAAAGTATATAAGATGATATTGGCACCTACGGCAAAGATGATGACGGATATTGCTCCTTCTGTGTTGGCAAGTCATAGTCAGAATACGGATACTGGAACTAATGCGTCAGTATTCCGTGTTCTTACCA